GGCACGGTGTATCGACTGTCGATCGCGCAAGGCTCGCGCGTGCATTTCGACGTGAATTCTGCGGAATTAGAGCAGGCGGGCTACGCTTTCAAGGTGCTGGCCGATTGCATGGCTATGCTGACGTGGGAAGGTAAAAGCCGTCCTGTGACTTGTGATGCCCCTGTGTCAAATGCAGGCACTGAGGCTAAGCCTGTCGTGGTAACTGATAGGCCATCTGTCAGAGGTTCTTCAAACGTTCTCTAAATAGATTCGATCTATCGAATAGATCTGTTTTTTGCGTGGCCAACCCCGTTTTTTCGCTTCCTCTATAGTTTTAATTTATAGCTGAGGGTATGGGGCTTGCCCCATGGAAAACGTTGGCCGGGGTACCCGGACAATCCAGCGGAAGTATGCTTTGTTACGTTGACCTGGTGCACAGTCCTGCGGTCGCGCATGCAGGGTGTTTGCCGTGTGACGCTCGCCACGAAAAATCAAGCCCTTCGCCCACCGTCCTGAAAAACCGGTATTGGTTTTCTCTCTTCTTGCCTATGATCGCAAAAAAACAGAAGAGGGCGGCTATGGGTATTCAGGATCGCGATTATTACCACGACAGGCACCGTCACCATGCTGGTGTCACTGATCGCCGGGACTACTCCCAGCGACTTCGTGAAATGGAAGAGGCTGGTCAAACTATCAATATTGAGGTTGATCAGACTGGTTCAAAAGCTAATCAGACTACGCCTTATTCCATCGGTATTTTGTTGCTGGCGACTTTGGTTTTTGCTCTTGTCTATGTGGTCTACAAGCTTGCTAAAACGTTCTTTTAGCGAATTTCAAAAACCGGGCTGTTCGCTGCTTGGTCGACCGAAGCAAGCGCCTTTTCCATCTCCAGCATCTGCCGTTTGAGCTTGGCATTCTGGCGCTTAAGCATTGCGTTTTCCTGAAATTGCAGCCGTCCCCAGTTCACGGCATCACAGTTTGCGGCTGATTGACCCCAAATAGTCTCCCAAAACAGTGCCAACATAACCAAGCGCGGCGCTTGGCCTTTCTGGCGATATTTCCGCAAAGTTTGGGGTGTGATTTCCAGAAATTTGGCGATTTCTGCATCTGTGCTGGCGATGTTGTCCAGCATGGTTAGGAGGTGCGGAAACTGTGCTTTTTGAGGTGCTCTAAACATGGCCTGCGCTTGTCACTAACGACAGCATTTCAGGCAATGCGAAGCATCAAAGCGGGGTGCTTAAATTGGCGTCGAATGGCCCGTAAAAGCGACTTAACATAATATACAGACTGCATCCGCCAGCGCAGGCGAGGCAGCTCCTAAACTAAGAGCTACACCCGTAGCAATTTTGCGCATCATGCGAGATTTACATGCGCTATCTCGCTCGCTTTCCATGGCAGCAATAAGCATCCATTGTTCGTAGTTTTCGCCAAGCTCGTCGGCCAATGCTCCGGCAATTGCAGGGCTCAGGTGGCCTCGTGTTTTCGCTGCGTGAATAGCACCTCTGGACAGCTTCAATTGCTTGGTCCAGTAGGGCACTGGCTGGACTTGGAGGGCTTTGTCAAGCAATTGCATAGTGTTCATTTCAAGCTCCTGTGGTTTGGTGCCTACAGATTGTAGTTATAGGATTGCCTACATGTTGTAGCTGTTGTAGTCTCCGCGAAATGCCTACGTGTTGTAGGCGAACAGGAGCTGCCAGCATGTCAAAAACCTCTACCAATTCAGCACTGAATCCCAAAGTGCCAGGCGATCTAATGCAAGACGCTTGGACTGAACTGTGCGAAAAGAACCCTTTGCGTTCCCCGCCTGGTCAGCAAAACCAAAGCGCTCGCCTGGCAGCTTCCGCCGAGGTCGACCAGGTGGGGGGCACCATCACTTGCTCAGCCTGTGGCAGCACCAACACCGAATCCTGCTGCCATCCTGCAGAGTTCTGCCAGGCCATTTGCAACGACTGCAATACATCGTTGAACGCTGACGGCTCTATCTGGGTGGAGAAGCAAGAACCCACGCTTGAGCAATTCCAGCGCTGGCTGGAAAACCGTGCACATGAGGCCCATGCCCACTATTGGAATGGCCCTGAGGGTGAAACCCTTGCGCAAGAGATCAACCGCTGCAAGCCCTTTACCTTGCAAATTTCCGAATGCCGCGTCGCTACTTCACTGCTCATGCAGTTCAAGCAGGAGCAACGCGCATGACCAGCATCGGCGCACAACGCATTGAGCACTTCCGCTCACTGTTCGACCAGGCAATGCGATACCCCACGGGCGTGCAAACAGATGCACGCCTGTATGAGCTTTCGCAGAAGCTGCGCACGGAGGCCCATTACCTCATCACAGCGGGCACGCTGGACGTGGATTTTGTGGGCTTCCTGAGCCGCGAAAAAGCAGCCGGACGTACCTACAGTTCTGAGCTGCTCGCACGATCGGTATTTTCTCAGGCGGGCGTGGTAGCACCGCCTGAGAGTCTCAATCCTGAGACTTCGCATGTTTTGGGGCAGGGTCACTGAGATGGCATACGACACCATCAAATTGAAGTCCCCCTACATGCCTGAATCGGTTGTTCGCGCGATCGAGCAGCAGTGCATCTTGCGCAGTGGAATTGACCTGGCTACAGGCTCCCTGCTGTACGAGCTGCACAGCGGCGAATTGATGGGTTCTTGGGATTCGCGCATTGCAGTGCGCCCCATGTATGAAGACTGGGTGATCGACAAGAACGGGCGCCCACGCCTGGCACCGTCTGAGCCATACATCACCGTCGAATGCAGCGTGCACAAGGCCATGCTGGGCCATAACGTCTACGGCGGCCCAACGGATTTCCGCTCCGCCTGCTCATTCCTGGTCGAACTGCTGGAAAAGCTGCTGAGTGTGGAGCTGCCGCCCTCCAACATCTGGACCGTGCACCGGGTGGACGTGGCCCACGTCTTCGCGCTCAGCCGCCCAGCTATCAAAGAATTTTTCGATTCGATCTCGCTGCGCAATTTCCCGCGCCGCCAAAAGAAGGCCGCCAAGTACGACATGGCGGTGTATTTCGCGGGCAAAACCACCACCGTGAAGTTCTATCACAAGGGGTCGGAATTCAAGCTCCACGACTACGCACGGCTGCGGCACTACTTCCGCGCCGTCTATGCGTACCAGTTTGGCAAGGGCGACACCGACAACCTAAAGCGCGCTGAACGCAAGCTCAAAGCCTTGCAGCGCCTCGCAGAAAACCGCCTTCGCGTTGAAGTTGAAGTGCATTCAGACAAGTTCCAGTACGACTTCGGTAAGAACCCGCTGGTGGAAGAAGTGACAGACCAGTACCTAGAAGCCGTGCACGACAAAGAAGTGGAACGTTTGCTCAGAGAAGGAAAGCAAGCCATGGACACAGTGCGCACCACCACGGCCGTTATGACACGGCTGCAAAACCTCTACGGCCAGACCAAGGGCCAGCGCCTGTACGGCTTTTGGGCCGCCATGTGCACCTTGAACGAAAACGTTATGCGTGACCAATACACGCGGGCCACGTTCTTTCGCAACCGCAAATTACTGGAAGAAGCGGGCGTGAGCTGGAGAAGTTCAGACATCACCGTCACCGCCAATGACAGCCTCATTCACGACTTCACGCCCATGCGCGTGGACAGGCGTTTCTGCAGTTCACCGGCCAGAAACCGTCCTGAATTCAACATCAGCCGGGAAGAGTTGCGCTTAGCCGCTTAAAGGAAACGTATGTCTGAAGCTAAACCCCAAACCATCAAACCCATGCAAGTCATGATCCGCGGTCGCGTAGAAGCCAGCCGCAACCACGAGGGCACACGCTTTACACGCATCACCACCCCTGCGGCTGATGCCTACAGCCGTCCCCAGGTGGTGGAAATTCGCTCGCGCACACCGCTGGGCCCCAAAGGCGATGAAGTCACCGTCCTGGCCACGCTGGGCGGCTTCACGCGCAAGGCTTTCGAGTTCAAAAACAAGGACACCGGCGAGATTGAAAAAGTCATCCCCGTGGACATGACCTTGGATGCCGTCGAATGAGCGAAGCCCAAACCCTTTTGCACATCTTTGGCATTGAAGTGGTGCCACTGATTATTGAGCTGGCGTTGATTGCCGGTTTTGTCGGTGCCATGTGCTGGTACTTCTTCTTTGAACTGATCGACGGCATCACTGGTTTCTTTGCGCGCAAGTCACGCGCCAAGGGTTGGCTGGCAGCGCAGGCAAAGAAACGTGCCGCCGAGCGCGGGGGCGATGGCGCGGGGCGAGCCTGCGAGACACGCGACGGCGACACCGCGTAGAGGGGCACATGTTCTGCATTGTCGATGACGGCCAAGTACTGCGCGAAGAGCCTTGCACCAATGCACAGGCCTGGCTTGTCATGACACGTGAAGAGCTGGCCCAGCACTCGCCGTTTTATCTGGATATCGAATCAGCAGTGGAAATTTCCGGGGCACTGCTTTTAGCCATGGGGACAGGTTTTGTTATCCGCATGGTTCGTAAATCCCTGGAACAACATGAAGAGGTGAATTGATGAACAAGTTCCAAAAGTTGCGCGCTCTGCGCGTTCGTGGCCTGCAAGCAGCTCTGGCTGGCGGCTCTTTGGTTGCTGCTGGTGCTGCACAGGCCCAGACCACTATCGACGTTTCTGACGTTGTTTCCACCATCACCACAGGCATCACCACGGTGACCACATTGGGTGTGGCCGTGCTGTCGCTGGTAGTGGTGGTCAAGCTGTTCAAGTGGGTCAAGGGCGCGATGTAAATCGCCTCCTGCTGCTGAGCAGCTAGCTTTGCAAAGCGGGGGGCGACGGCTCCCCATTTTTTTGACCAGGAGCGACGAAATGGGGTTTTGGATTGTTATTGCAGTACTGATATGCGCAGGCATTGCGCTATGGCCCTAGGGGATGGCTTATGGCTTTTTTTTACTGCTTAGTCTTTAGTGCTGTACCGAAGTATTCCCCTTTTGCTTTTTTGCGTCTTTTATTCGTTCTTTTCTTTCTCGCTATCGCTGGTGACGCTAAGGCTCTTTATTTATTTCAGGCTGGTGGTAATACCTTAGTTTCTGACCCGCTGACGGCGTGTCAGATGAAGGCGGTTGGGCCTGCTTACGGGGGTGTCCAGTACGTGAGCACCCAGCAGCGTACCTCGTCGCCTAATATCTTTAACTGTATGGCTCTTAGTGTTAAGGGTGAGCTCTACAACGCGTATAGCTTGAACGTGACGCGCATCCAAGTTACTGATTGCGCTACTGGCGAAGAATGGAGTGACGCGGCGCAAAGCTGTCAGTCAATCGAGGATCCTTGTGAACTGCTGGCTGATATGTGCTCTGGCAGTCAAGGCAAAACATCTGCTTTCTCTCTGAGCGGCAAGAAAACGGGCGTCAGTTTCACCTGCATGAGTCCCTTGTCATTTGGTGGTGAACCGCTGCCTGGTTGTACCAAGGGCTGCATGGCGCAAGTCGGGGGTTTTACGACTGCCTTTCAAAGCGATGACGGTAGCTGGATGACACAAGGCACGGCCAAGTATTCAGGCTCAACGTGTGATCCAAGCGTTATTAACGATTTGAATTCTGAGGCTGATCCGGAATACGAGCCGGAAGAAAACCCCGAAACATCAAATCCTCCTGACCCCAGCTGTCCGGGTGGATTTAAAGGCACGGTGAACGGTGTTTCTGTTTGTGTGCCTCCAAAAGGTTCCTCGGGTGTCACTGAGCTGGAAGAAAAGGACAACGGTGATGGCACAAAGACAAATACAAAAACCGAAGTCAAGTGCGAAAACGGTAAGTGTGAGATTACTAAAACGAGCACTACGACAAACACTACGACTAATAGCACGGTTAGTAGTTCAAGCACTACGACAACGGTAGATAAAGCCGATTACTGCTCGAAAAACAGCTCTGCTGGTGTTTGCAAAAACGAAAACGGCGAGGAAGAGGGGAAAGGCAGTTTTGGCGGAAGCTGCCAGGCTGGATTTACCTGCAAGGGCGATGCAGCAATGTGCGCAATGGCAAAAGAGCAGCACAAGCGCAATTGTGAAACCCTGGAAGAAGACAAAGACCCGGCCTCGTTTATCAACCAGGTCAAAAACGGCACCGACAGCCAGTCAGCCAAAGCGATGCAAGAGAGTGCATCGGAAATCCATATCACCACCCAGCTCGACAAGAGCGGCTACGGCTGGTCGCGCTCCTGTCCATCCAATACGCGCATTGAGCTGGGCTTCGTGAATGCAGCTTTTGAGATTCCATTCGACAAGCTGTGCGGCCCTTTAAAAATCTTTTCGGACATTGCCTTGGCAATCACTGCGCTGTCGCTTCTGGTGTGGCTGGTGTTTGCAGGACGTGAGAAAGCGGGGAGCTGATGCCAATCATCATTGGACAACTACTTGGCGGGCTGGCGATGGCCATGAGCTCGCTCATCGGTCGCACACTGATTGCGCTGGGCTTGGGCTTCGCTTCGTATATCGGCATCAATGCGCTGATATCGGGCATTGAAGCGGATATCAACAGCTACCTCTCCAGCATCCAGCTAGACCCGCAAATCATGGCCTGGGCGGGCTTTTTTCAGCTGGACAAGCACTTCAGCATGGTCATGTCTGCGGTGGCCATACGCGTGGTGATGGCAGGCATGCAGGACGGCGTCAAACGACTGGTGAGGAAGTAAGACATGCCAATCAACTTCGTCACCGGCCTGCCGCGCCAGGGCAAAACCTTGTGGACCATCTGCTGGGTCAAAGAACGAGCTGAGCGAGAAAAACGCCCGGTTTTCTACTGCAACATCCCTGAAGTCACCATTGAGGGCTGGACAGAGATTGACCATCCGGACAAATGGATGACAGACGTTCCGAATGACGCCCTGGTCATCGTGGACGAGCTGCAGGACTTCTGGGGCATGGCTAGCACCGGCTCCAAAGTGCCCATGCCCATCCTGGAACTGTCCAAGCACGGCAAGCGCGGCATTGACTTCTACTTCATCACGCAAGACCCCAGCCTGGTACACACCACGCCGCGCAAGCTGTGTGAGTGGCACTACCACGTCATCCGCGCCTTTGGCACCAAGAGCGCCACGCTGCACAAGTTCCAGCGCATGCAGACGGATCCTGAGAGGGTCAAAAAGAAGGCTGAGAAGATCATCTTTCCGTACCCCAGCAAAGTCTTTGGCAAGAAAGACAAGGCCGGAAACTGGATCAGCAAGCCCTGGTACAAAAGCGCAGACGTGCACAACGTCCAGCGGCAAATTCCTTGGAAGCTCGTCGCCTTGCCCATCATGGCCATCGTGGCAGGCATCGCAATCTGGGGCACATGGCAAATGCTCGGCAAAAGCGTTGACCAGGCCAAAGCCACAGCCGGCGGAAATGTTGCCGGCTCCATCATCCCAGGCGCAGCATCATCCAACGTAGCCACACCGCCCAGCGCACGCAATCAAGGCCCGGTGCGCATGACCCGCGAGGAGTGGATCGCCCAGCATCGCCCACGCCTGGCGGACTTCCCCAACACCGCGCCCAAATACGACGAGGTCACCAAACCCGTGGTGGCACCGTATCCAGCCGCATGCATAGCCGGTAAAGACCGCTGTGACTGCTACACGCAGCAGGGCACCAAGCTGCCGGCCACAAGCCATGACGTGTGCCTGCAGATCGTGGCAAACGGCTATTTCGTTGACTGGTCGCTGCCAGAGCCACGCGAAGCCGCATCGGTGCCAGTGCGTGCGCAAGAGCAGCCAAAGCGGCTGGTGAGCGCACCAGCTCCTGGAGCTGCAGCAGTCCAAACAGAGGATGCGCAATTTCTGGAATGGAAGAAAAAGCAGGACACGGACCAAGCCATGACAGCGCTTGCCATCAGAAATGCAGGGCCGCGACTGCAAGGCACTTTGAGCAATATGCAGCGCTGAAACTGAAACGGTTTTCAGAGCAAGCGCAGAACCTGAAAACCGTTTCAGCCGTCAGCAGCCAATAGATAAAAATAAGTTGACAGAATCTTGCGCGCCGCACATCGGCAATAAATCGCACAAAACAATAAAAGCAAGTGCCGTTAATCGCCAAAAACAAGCATGGCCACGCGCACCAGGTGCACCAGCTCGACCAGGTGCAGCGACATGGCAATGCGCAAAATCTATCGGGCATGATTTTTGAATTTCAGCGGTTGCGCAAAAACTGAAAATGTTTTCAGCGTCAAAGCTGGGCAAAGAAATGCCAGATCAGGGCGAGGCAATCTCCTGGAGATTGCCTTCACGCTGCCGGGAGAGAGCCTAGTCTTTCTGCAGGTGCTGCATAGCACCTGCGGGAAGCTGGGTGAACGGCAAGGCACCCTGCAGGTGAAAAGAAGCGAAGAAATGCCGGATCAGGGCGAGGCAATCTCCTGGAGATTGCCTTCATGCTGCCGGGAGAGAGCCTAGTCTTTCTGCAGGTGCTGCATAGCACCTGTGGGAAGCTGGGCGAACGGCAAGGCCCCCAGGTGGTGAAAGAAGGCGGAAATTGACAGATCAGGGCGGGCAATCTCGGTGAGATTGCCTTCTAGTGGCCGAGAGAGAACAGTGGTTCCCGGCTGGTGCCAAAGGCACCAGTTGGGAGGCTCTGAGAACGGCAAGGCACCCAGAAGGAAAGAAAGGCGCAGATAGGCTGTTGGGAGCGAAGCGGGAGGAGGTGCAGGGCACCTCTGAGTGCTTTGCGGAGTTTTGCGCCCAAAGGGCGGCCCCAGGAAAAAAAAGGATAGCCACGCTGCGTGCGCGCAAGCGTTCAAAGGGATAGCTACCGCCAGCAGTTCGCCAGTTCTCGCGCGCCTTCCCTGCGATGTGCTCAGAGGGTCAAACAGCGCGCCTGCAAGATGCTTCCAGCCAAAGGAAAGATCAAGCTCTGTCGCGTCGTAGCGGTTGAGCAATCACCGGCCAGATTCGCGCGGCGTGGTGTCTGGTCAAGCATGCAGCCAGCTCGTCGCTGATAAACACGGCTGTTTGCGCGCAAGCGCTCCTGAAAGTGGTTTGACTATGATCGTGCCCAAAGGAGAGGGCGCATGTACAGAAAGAGGGAGACGGACAGCGAATGGGGCTTTGTGGGCGACGTTGCCAAAATTGCCCTTGGTGTATTCATCGGCATCATGGCTGCCAATGGTGCAGAAGAAGCAATTGCCAAATGGCGCCTAGAGCAAGCATCAAAGCAAATGATGCAAGAGCTCAATGCCATGAAAGAAAAAGAAAGGCTTGCAGAGCAACAACGCTTGCAACGGCAAAAAGAGCAGCAAGACCAGCAGCGCAGACAGCAGCTTGAAAGAGACTGGCAGCGGCAGCAGCAAGAGCTGGCAGCAAAGCGCAAGGAACAGGCATGGGCCAGCTATTACCAGCCAAGCTACACATGCCGGTTAGATCCATCACGCGGTGATTGTGCTGATAAGCACATCAGGGCAAGAAAAACATTTGAGGCGCAATACCGCGACGACTAGCGCACATCAAAAAATGGCGCATTGGCAGAGCTGGTGCCGCTTTCAGCCAGCAACTGCTCAAACTTGTTGATCTGGGCCTGCATGCGCTTGATCTGCAGCTTGAGCGCAAGGCATTGCATGTACTGCATGCGGCCGTAGTTGACGGCATCCGTGTAAGCGGCAGATTGACCCCATCGCGTTTCCCAAAACAGAGCCAGCATCACTGGGCGCGGTGCCTGACCAGCTTTGCGCCAGCGGTCAACAGTTTTGGGGGTGACGTCAAGAAAATGGGCCACCTGTTTATCAGGTAGCCCAAGGTCGTCAAGGATGGTGTGGAGGTGTGGGAGCTTTGCAGGTACAGGAGCTTTGAACATGCCCGTGCACTTAGTCGGTGAGGCTTGATCGCTGTTTGCGCTCCGTCAATGCCTTGAGCTTCTTAGAAGCACGCGCAACGTGCGTCTGATCGACTTTACATAATATACATTGTATATCTTGGTCATTAGCTGATTTCGGGGGGGTCAAACCACTTGCGTTTAAGCATGTAAGGGCCGGAATCTCTTTTCCCAATGCTGCATTCAACACAGCACCTTTCTGTGTTCCTTCATGTTCTTTCAGCGTTGCAGCCGCTAGCACATTCAGAGCACTATAGCCCGCCAGATAAGCGATAGCGGCCAAATCTGCGGGCTGGCACTTGTCGTTTCCGTTTTTCCAATTTGTGATCTGAGCGCGGTGAACACCAAGCTCACGAGCTACAGCCGCTTGTGAACCTTGCTTCTCAGCAGCTTTCGCAATAAGTAGTTCTACTAACGTCATTTGGTAAACCTTATTCTTTACATTTGCAGGCGTTGTAAGCCATTTCCAAACACCTGCAATGTCGCAATTCTCTACACCAACAGAAAACCAAGCTCAAGACAAGGCCGCTTGTCTGAACTGTGGTTTGCTGACTGTGAACTATCCCCGCATTTGCGATGAATGCCGTTTGGACTCCTTGGGGGACGACACGCTTTCTGCTATCAATTTTGGTGACGACGTAAAAACAGAACCAACCTCGCCAGCTGTCCCCGTTGGTAACACGGGGACAACTTCTACAGGGAGCGTTTCCTAATGCTCCAGCTAGCCACTTTTATTGTCGTAGTTGCTATTCTTTTTAGCGATTTCTTTCTTCCTTCTTATGCGGTGTATTGCACACCACCTACATCAGAGCAAGTTGCGGCTTTTGAAGAAATCTCCCTTCATATTGAAGTTTTGGGTTCTCCCTCTAAGCCCAAGCCTACTTGTGAATCAGTGAGGCTGAAATGACCAAGCAATCTGCCTTGGTCTTAGAAGGCCGCGAAATCAAAGTGCGACTGATGGCTGAGCGCGCAGCGCGAGGCTCATTCGTCCACGTTGATTGGCTCCGCGTAACTTTCCAGCTCCGCAAATGTCCCGCTCCGTCTGTCGATGTGCTTTTTCCCAAGCATATACAAGACCCCACCGACCAGTACTTCGGCTCTTGCCAGCGCTCAGACCTTGAAAAGGTCGTGCACCCTCACCTCAACGAACTCACACAGGACGAACTGTTTGCCGCTGATCGTGCCTACGAGCTGGGAAAACAGGTTGCCCAAACCCTCGGCCAAGATTTCGCCATTGAATCCCAACTGCTTCCCGGTCGGGACTTCTACAAATACCGCTACACCCTCTCCCGCAAAGGCTACCCCATCGGCTGGGTGGGCTTTCTCTCTGCCTCCAATGGCAAATACCGCACCAGCCAGGACAAAACGGTTCACCTGAACCTTGAAGGCATGGGCTGCACCTTCGCCCAGCACGGCTGGCGCGAAAAAATGGCCGACTTCATCGATGAACACGGGGGACTAATCACCCGCGCTGACTTGGCCTTGGACTTCTTCGACGGACTGAAGGGCGGATTTGACCGAGTTAAATCTGACTTTCTGAGCGGCGCAATGGACTGCCATGGCCGTCGCCCTGCTGGTCGTGCAAATGAAGATTTGAACGAGAAAAGCAAGGGCTCGTCTTTCTACATCGGCACACGCGAAAGCGGCAAGCTCACCAACGCTTACGAAAAAGGCAAGCAGCTTTTTGGCTGCGAAGACGATTCGAACTGGTGGCGTGTGGAACTCCGCTACGGAAACCAAAAACGCGTCATCCCCTCCGACCTCCTTCGCCGTCCGCAGGACTTTTTCGCTGGCGCTTCCGACTGGCATGCCTGCATCTTGGCTGAGCATGGTGCGCAGTACCAAGCCCAGCCCATCAAATGCACCGAACGCCTACAGCAGCAATCCATTGATGCTGAGGTAACCCGCTCTGTGCGCTGGTTCATGGAAACAGCCTCCCCCTCTGCCCTGTTGGCTCTGAAACACCTTCCCATGAAGGTGTTGGACGAGCTTTTTGACGAAGGCAAAAAACTCCCCAACCGCTTACGCAAATTTGACCACGACGAAGTCGCGGCCACGTTTGCTAAGTGCTTCCATTCGGTCACCGGCAAAGGGCAAGCCGGAATGCTGACTGCCTAAGCCCACAAAGGAAATCACATGCGTTTTACAGCTCCTGCCGTTCTGATCGGCATCCAGTCTTCCAAGGGTGAATTCGAAACCGCGAGCGGTGCACCTCGTGCGTTTGACTCCACCACCTTCCATCTGGCAGTTGACCTGGGCGAGAAATCGACCGGGGAAACCATCGGCCAAGTGACCCGCCCTTTCAAGCTCGGCACCTCCACCGAGTTCGCAAAGTGGAAAAACATGAAGGACAAATGGCCCGCAGGTGGCATTCAGGTGGAAGCCACTTTCGACATGGTCGCAGGTGCTGAGAACAGCTCCAAGCTGACCCTTGTAGACATTCGTCCGCAGGCGAAGGGCTAACCCATGGCCTACGTGATCCAGTCGGTATTTACAGGTGCCTTTCTGGCTCCTGACCCTGACGACGGCCAGCCGCGCTGGGTCATGTTGCTCAAAGACGCATGCGCCATCCCTGACCCTGAAACCGCCGCCGAAATGATCGCCGAGCACGTCGATGCATTTCACAAGGCGCAGGTCGTTGACCTCTCGGAGCTTTAGCCATGCCTTTGCCCTTTGGAATCCTGATGGCAGTTATTGCAGCTTATGTGATTTTTACAGGTGATTTTGTGCCTGTTATTCAGAGGTAGCTATGGACTGGCTACTTTGGTTTTCGGGCACTGCATTTTTTACAGCTTTTCTTCTAGGCGTTTACCGCCTTGGAAAAAGTTTTTAACTCCACTGCGCTGACGCCTCTAGGCGCGTGGTCTTCATCCTGAGGCATGAAAGAAGTTCTATGTTGAACACAACTATCGGCGCTGTACGCAAGTACGGCAACAAAGTGGGCGCTGCTGCTGGTGCTCTGGTTCTGTCCACTGCTGCTATGGCTCAGTCCACTGACCATGGCGCGGCAATCGTCGCCAAGGTCGAGGAAGGCTTTTCCAAAGGCGAATTGATCGCGGCGGCGGTCGTCTTGGGCTTGTTTTCGATCTTCGCAATCAAGCTGCTCTGGCGTTCCAAGTAAGGCACTGCCATGTATCAGGTCGGCGGAACGTGTTTCAACACGAAAGCGCAAGCTCTGAGTGCGAAAGCTTCCGCCGAATCTGGGAAGGTTTTGGAGCACGCGGGACAAGCACACCTTGTGGTTGTTTCGGGTGTCTCTGAAACCTCGGTGACTTACTCCCTGCAACCCCTTGCAGGTGGCATGGCTACGGTGCTTGAGGTTCCTCAGGAGCCGCAGCCATGTCAGCTACTCACGATGGCTGACGTAATCCCCATTCTTGCTGCCATCACCCTTGGTCTTTTAAGCGTTTACGGAATCATGATTTTGTGGAGCGCTGGCTCTAAAGGCGTTACCAATGACTGAAGGCGCAATCTATCTTTCTATCGCATGGCTGGGTGCTGTATGGATCATCATTTCAAAGGGTTGATCGCTGCATTAGCCCTTTCTGCTGGCTCTGCATTCGCTGGCTATGCCCAAGCAACCCCTCCGGCTGGTTGGTCTGCTGGTGGCGGTACTGGTGGCGCGTTTACGGGCACCAAGGCTGCCAACGGCGCTACGTTTCTGAGTGGCTCTGTTTCTACCAATGCATCCCTGAATGTTGGCGGGCGCGCAGTCTCCATGCCTGCAACCATGCGTTTCGCAGCCAACGCCCCCCGCGTTGCTGCGGCAGCCATCATGCTGAACCCCTATGTCCGTGGTGCTGCTTCTATCGCAGGCTGGCTCGGCCTCGCCGGCCTTGTCTACGATGCCACCTCCGGCCTTTGGACTTCGTCTGATTCAGAGAGACTTCCAGCAGGTGTTCACCTTTCCACTGGCTCTGAATTTAAATCAAGTACTGACGATGTGTGGCATCCAACGCAAGTCGCTGCCTGTCAAGCACGTCTCTCTATCCTTGTACCCACTGGTAGCATCGCAAGTTATGCATACAGTCATGTTGCAAGTAACGTGTGCTATGTGTCTACCTTTGATAAGAATGGCAAATTACTAGGCACCCAGTCTTCCTCTATAGCTGGTCGCCGTTCCGATTGCCCTTCTGGCTGGTATTTCACCCCGGCTGGTTGTGTCCAGAATCGGCCTGTTACGACCGTGACCCAAGACGAAGCCGTCGAGGAACTCACCAAGCAACCCATGCCTGCTGATGTGCCCAAGCACATCCCTGTCCCTCTGCCTGTAGAGCAACCCAACATCACCCCGGTATTCATCCCCACGGGTGACCCGGTACCTAATCCCAATTACGACCCCAGCTCGCCTGCTTCGCCATCGAACCCGCCCCAAGTGCAGCCCGGTGTTGAGGCGAAGCCTGCCCCAGCCCCCGGCAGTCCTTGGCAAGTTGAAACTACCCCGGTCAATCGCCCGGTCGAAGACCCTAGCGCACCTCCAGTGCGTGACCCCCAGCCACTGCCTGACACAGGCGGTGGCCCATCCGGCAACGAACCTAAAGACCCCGACAAAACCGACTTCTGCGAGAAGTACCCCACGGTTATTGCCTGCCAAGAGTTAAAGCACGAAGACGATGACACCAAATTGCCTGAAAAGGCAATTGATCTGGACTTCAACCCCATCCCCGGGTTCCAAGGTGCCAAGTCTTGCCCTGCATTCCCGAACATTGGCAACGCCCTCGGCGGCCGCCAGATTTCTTGGCAACCCTTCTGTGATCAGCTTTCCCTAATCGCTAACCTCATCTTGGGGTTTGCATGGTTCTGGGCGGCATGGATTCTCTTTTCCTCCAGGAGTGACTGATGGGCTTAATTCTTAAGTACATCATGATGTACGCCATCATCCGTGCGGTGGTGGCACTTGGCTTCGGCATCGTGACCTACGGTGCCATCCTCTACGCGTTGAACAACGCGATCAATGAAATCCGCACTGCCTACAACTCCATGCCCGCAGAGGTATTGCAGTTTCTGGCGATCGCAGAAGTACCTAAGGCCGTGGGCATCGTCCTCGGTGCCATGGTCGCTGCTGCATCCATCCGGTTTGCAAAACGCATTGCTTTCATCGGGGGCTAAATGATCACGGTAATCACTGGAACCCCCGGAGCTGGCAAAACCGCTTTAGCGGTTGACCTGCTCCTGCGTGAATACGCTGACCGCCCTCTCTACGTTGACAACCTCAACGGCCTGCTGCTGGAGCATTACGAGCTTGACGTTATGGAGTGGCACAACGAGGTGCCTGACGGTGGACTCATCATCTGTGATGAAATCCAGCGTAAATGGCGCCCTCGTGGCCCCGGTGCCAAGGTTCCGGACTGCATCTCTGCATTGGAAACCCACCGCCATCGCGGCATTGACTTCATCCTGATTACCCAAAACGTCAAGCTCATTGACTCCAACGTCCGAGCACTGGTCGGGCGTCATCTGCACATCCGAGACACAGGCTGGATGGGCAGATGGCTCTACGAATTCCCCGAATGCGATACCAACAACAGTTGGAAGCGCTGCGTGTTAATTTCCACGCAAAACTGACCCGCCATTTCCATCTCAAACTGACCCACCCTTTGGCTTGAGCCGCAAGGCTC